AATCTCTAGCTAGGTCTCTTGCAGATCACACTAAGAATCTTGCAGGTATCCAGAAAGACTTTGCTCAAAGACAAGCCGACATAATTCAGACAAGCATTGACCGCCTGCGTGATGCCTACGCTTCGGCAGTTAGAACCAATGTCGCTGACCTGTTTGGAACTGAAGAAGTCGGCAAGTCAATAGACAACCTTGTAAAGAACCTAAGAGATAGGCTGACGGCTTCTCGCACCCTTGTCTCTAATTCGGCTCTATTAGCCTCTCAGGGCTTCTCTCAGACCTTTATTGAGCAGATAGTAGGGGCGGGCTTAGAAACAGGTAATGAGCTTGCTACGGCGATTCTGCAAGCTACTCCTGAGACCCAGAAGGAACTAAAGTCACTATTCGGGGCGCTGGAGTCAGAGTCCGAGACTGGCATGAACACGCTGTCCCAAACAATTTTCGACAAAACAGGTCTAGCCACTACTGAGCTAAAGAGATTGTTCGAGCAGACCAAGACTGATTTAGCTGCTGCGCTAAAAGACGCTAATCAGGAATACACAGACTCTCAAGCTGAAATCCTAAAAACCTTCAATGAGTCTATGGCTCAGGCACAAGTCGCTAGAGATGAAGCCTTTGCTGCTGCTAATGCAAAATTGCAAGAGGCTCTGAAGGAAGCTAAGGATGAATACCTTGAGACAATAGATGCAATCAAAAAGGCTTTCCTTGAGCAGATTTCTGCCCTTGAGGGTAGTCTCGGCGGATTACAGGGAACAGTCTTGCAATTCTTATCCCTGCTAAAAACTCTATCCACTTCGACTGTTTCTCTACCTACTCCGAAGATTACAACCTTGCCCGGCTCAACCGGCAGCCTATCCCCTACTATTCAGACGCTACCTAGCCCAAACTCAAGTCGGCCTTCAGTAGTGGTAAACAATTTTGTCAAAGTTGATCAAACACAAAGTGCAGACATGGTTGGAAAAGAACTGTCTAAGTCCATCAACAGATACACGAGTAGAGGTGGCGGTCTAAGGACTTCGCCGGGGGCTATCTAATGGCAACTCAGAAAGTTGAAATCGGATTTGACCTAACAGATGCAGGGACAGGGCCATTCTTCCGTTTAGATGACCCGATTCAGGGTGTCCTAGATAACACCGAGTTCGTTTTAGGTGGAACGCTTTTCTACGATGTAACCGAGCTAGTGACCTCAATCTCTATCCGCAGAGGTAAAAACCGAGAGCTAGACCAATACGATCAGGGATTAGCAAATGTTGTCTTCAACAACAACCAGCGAACCTTCGACCCTGAATACACCCTTAGCCCCTACGCAGGGCAGATTATCCCTAAGCGCCAAATTAGAATCTCCTCAGATGGAGTGCTTCAGTTCTTTGGATTAGTGGATGACTGGAATCTTTCCTACGAACCTAACGGCGATTCAATGGCAGCAGCAGCTTGCTCCGATGCAACATCCGCCCTTGCTAATCAGACACTCTTTACCAGAACTAATACAGTCCAGAAGTCAGGGGAAAGAGTAAATGAAATTCTTTCTTTACCTGAGATTGACTGGCCTCTATCACAGCGACAAATAGATACCGGGCAGATGACTCTAGGGGCAGACACAATCCCCGATAACACAAACGCTCTAGGTTACTTCCGACTAATCGAGCAGTCCGAACCCGGTTCTTTCTTTATCGGTAAAGACGGATCGGTGGTATTCAAAGACCGCACCGCAGCGCCTCTCTCAGACGGCGTGGTTCTAGCCGATGACAATTCAGGAATCCCTTATCAGTCTTTGAGGGTGCAATACGGCTCTGAGCTACTGGCTAACGAGATTGTCTTGGAGTCAGGGATAACAAATACCCAAGTAACTACCACCGACCTTGACTCTGTCGAGGAATACGGAATTTTCAACCTGACCCGAACCGGACTACTAATCGGCAACGATTCAGACCTAGAAGACCTAGCCGACTTCTACGCTCAGAAATACTCATCCCCGGAATACCGCTTCGAGTCGGTAGACATCCTGATTGACGAGTTGAGCGCAGGGCAACAAACAGACCTCTTAGCCCTAGAGCTAGGGGATGTAGTAGAAATCAAATTCACCCCTAACGGAATACCCCCTGCCATTACGAAATACGCAGAGATTATCCGAATTGACCACAACATTGACCTGAACAGCCATGTCCTATCACTTGGCTTCTCGACACTGGACTTTGCGCTATTCGTATTGGATGACGCTCAATTTGGTAAGCTAGACTCAGGCAACGCTTTAGCCTTCTAAGAGGAGATTCAATGGCTGGATTAGGCCGCAAAGTTTTTACCGCAGGTGAGGTTCTAACCGCTGCGAATGTTCAGGATTATCTGCAAGATCAGGTCGTTCAGGTCTATGCGGGCACAGCCGCTAGAGGCTCTGCTATCGGCACAGCGACAACCGAGGGCATGGTTACTTATTTAGCCGATACCAATGAGATACAGGTAGCGACAGGCACAGCAACTTGGGCAACTGTTTTCCCTGTTTCCCTGCCTACAACCGCCGTCAATTCCATTACCACCGCTTACACCGCCGTAGCAGGGGATGAAAACGACACGATTTATGTTTCTGGAACTGCCGCTGTAACAGTCACCATCCCCGATGTCCTATCTGTCGGTGGTCGCATTGACATCTGGCGCAACGCTGGTGGAACTGTAACCATTGCCGCAGGAACAGGCGTAACCGATTGGGGCGGTGCTGGAACCGCTGGAACAAGCGTGACCTTCAAGATTGACCAAACCTACAATGCTGCAACTGTTCAAAAGGTTGCTGCTAACACTTATCGAGTAGTTGGAAAGATAACTGTCTAATGCCTATTCCTTTAGGAATTATTGCTGTTGCAGGAGCAGGTGCAGCAGGTGGTGCAGGTGCTTTTGACTTGCTTGAAACTACTGTTCTAGGTAGTGATGCTGCAAGCGTGACTTTCAGCTCTCTAGGGTCTTATTCAAATTACAAGCATTTACAAGTAAGGGCCGTTGTCAGAAGTAGCAGAAGCTCTAGCGTGGACAATTTGATTCTTAGAATAAACTCAGATTCAGGAACAAATTACGCAGCACATTCTTTAGTAGGCACTGGTTCTGGAGTTAGCTCTAACAACAGGACTTCAGAAACTCATACTTTAAGAAACAAAATTACAGGAAATACAGCTACCGCTAATAGCTTTGCTGCGGTTACTATAGATGTTTTAGATTTTTCTTCGACAAGCAAAAATACCACCGTTCGAGCACTTGGCGGTATGCACGAAACTACTGCTTCACAATACGAAATAGGTCTTTATAGCGGAGCTTGGTTCAATACTGCTGCTGTAACTTCTTTGACTTTTAGTAGCCTACAATCTGCAAACTTGCTGACTAATTCACGCTTTAGTTTGTACGGTATCAAGTAGGCAGGGAAAGGAAAAACTATGCCAACCCCGACTTATGATTTGATAGCAAGTAATGTTTTAGGCTCATCTGCTTCAAGTATCGAGTTCGCTTCAATAAGTGGCTCGTATCGTGATTTAGTTATTGTAGTTACTGCTACTAACAGCTCTCTCGCACAATTACGAGTAAGGCCTAATGGTCTAACCACAAACCTTTCATCCGTAACCGCCGAGGGTAATGGCACGACTACCGCCAGCGTCAATTATACAAACATCGGAGAAATGAGCTTGTTCAATAATTTAGGCACTGGTGCTAGTATTCAAATAATTCACTTTATGGATTATGCTCAAACTGATAAACATAAAACTATTTTGATGAGAACAAATCGCACTCCGGGCGGCACGGCTATGATTGCCGGAAGATGGGCAAGTACTTCTGCCATCACAAGCATTGTCCTCGCACCAGATGGCGGAACTTTTAGTACTGCCAGCTCGTTTTATCTGTATGGGCTGGTGGCTTAGTATGGCAATGACGCTAGTTGCAACAACAACAGTTGCTACGACTTCAAGCGGATTAGTATCATTTACGAACATCCCTCAGTCTGGAAAAGACCTTTTGATACTTGGTTCTGTTAGAACTAATAGAAATGCTACTTTTGGCTACTTGGAATTTCAACTAAATGCTTATGGTGATTCTGGCAGAACCCTTGCTGGCGATGGCAGTTCTGTCTCTAGCTATTCGGCTGGTTACATAAACGCAGGTAATCCAGTAGTAAATGGGGCTAATTCCACAAGCAACACTTTTGCAAGCGTTAGTGCGTATGTTTCTAATTACACTCTTTCCGCTGACAAGTCTGTTTCAATCGAAGCAGTTGGAGAAGCCAATGCAACAGAGTCGTATCAAGCTATTTCTGGAGGCATAAAAACTACTGGAGCGGTGACAACCCTAACCGCCAGAGTAGAAGATGATTTTTTTGCAGCAGGAACTACATTTAGCCTTTACATCATTTCTTAGATAGGATAGAACAATGGAAACTCCAGTAAAAATTATCGTAGACCTTTCAAAGCCAGAGGGCGAAAGGGAAACTATCGTTCCCCTAACCGCTGAGGAAATTGCTCAGCGTGAGGCCGATGCTGCTCAGTTCGCTCAGGAACAGGCAGAGCGTGAGGCTGCTGCCGAAGCACTTGCCGCACTAAAGGCATCTGCTAAGGCAAAGCTGATCGCCGGACAGCCTTTGACTGCCGAAGAAGCAGATACGCTCATACTGTAAAATAGTTCTTACATCTCTTAGCGGAGTGCAATGAACGAACAAATCCCTCAGTGGGCAATCGAACTTATCAAGCAAGTCGAACGCCTAAATGAAAAGCTTCCTACCCATGTTGATTGGGTTGAGCGAAACATAAAAGACCATGAGATGCGCATTAGAAACCTAGAGCGCAAAGTGTGGTTAGTTGCTGGTGCATCCGCTGTAATCGGTTCGATAGCGGCGGCAGTATGGCGAGACCTTTTCTAAGAGCGGCATTAGTAGCTGGTCTTTCCTTTTCTCCCCTGCTTCTAACTTTGCCTTCTATGGCAACGGAACAGGTAGAAGAACAACAAAACTACCCTCAGCTAATAAACCAAGCCTTTGAGGATTACTGGGCAGCTATGCGCTCAGTGAATAACCAGATCGCAGACCGACCAAGCTGGAATCAGCAGGTAGTAGTAGCGCAATCTACGCTCAATTCCCTAAACAACCTAATAAGCACACAAGCGCCTCAGAGTGAAATCCAATCGGCTTACGAAACTTGGCACACAGCGCACTACACGCTTATCTCTTTTGTTACAGGTGTTCCTCTTACCCCTGCCCCAGAGCCTGAGCCAACCCCAACGCCTGAACCAACCCCAACGCCTGAACCAACCCCAACGCCTGAACCGACTCCGACCCCAGAGCCAACCCCAGAACCTTCTCCTGAGCCAACTCCTGAGCCTCTACCAGTAGAGCCAGAACCTACTCCTCAGCCTCAGCCTGAGCCTCAGCCAGAGCCAGTTCCAGCTCCGCAACCTCAGCCTGAACCAGAGCCAGTCTTACCGCCTCAACCTGAACCTGAGCCGAGTCCTGAGCCACAGCCTCAGCCCACGCCTGAGCCTGAGCCTCAACCAACTCCTGCTCCTTCTGAACCTGACGAGGTTGAACCAACCAAGCCAGTAGAGCCGGAATTGCCAGAACCAGAGCCAGAGCCAAATCCACCAGTCGAGCCTACCGCTCCAGAGGATTTACTTTCCATTGACCCTGCCAATTTGACAGGGGAACAAATAGAAGAAGCCGAAGCCCTAGCGACTGAGCTATTTGAAACCGCTAAACCCGGCTCACCTGAATACGCACAAGCCCTAGAGCTTCTAGCCGTCATTGCCGAGGCTGATGATGAAGAATTGCCTGCTGAAATCGCCGCTATCCCTCTACTGGGAGATGTTGCAGGAGCAGTCCTAGAGGTGTTCAACGATCTAGGAAACATTGGGGCAGACATGGCCCCTGAGCAACGAGAGCGGTCAGAAGAAGTCATCGTGGCTTCTGTGATTGTCGGACAAGTTGCACAAGTAGCAGGAGCAATTTCAATGAGCAGGAGACCATAATGAAATACTTGAAAGCCTTATTCAAAGACCTACTAGACCAGTCTTGGACTCTATTAGGTATGGCAGTAGCGTGGCTGGTGCTAGAGGGTTCAGCCAGAGATGTAACAGGGATGCTGATTCTTATTACCCTGTCCGTTTGGATTTTGACTTTCCCTCTGCGTTGGGACAAGTCAGAGTAAAATAAACTCATGACTTGGCAAAAACCCTTCCCAGACAACCGCATCACAGGACACTACGGCACACTTTCTGACTACCGCCGCAAGATGAAGATGCAGCCTCACTCCGGCACAGACTGGGCTATGAAAGCAGGCACTCCAATCCCTGCTATCGCTAGAGGCACTGTCGTTGGGATTTTTGAGTCGAAGATTTTAGGTCATGTCCTAGTTCAGAGAGTTCAGGACAAGAATAAGAAAATTTGGTTTATTGGCTACTGCCACCTACACAAGAAGCCAACTCTAAAAGAGGGCGACAGAGTAGAGGCAGGCGCACCTATCGGGTTAGTCGGTAACTCAGGCTCAGCTTCTACCGGGGCGCATCTTCACGCCACACTAAGTAAAACAATCAAAGGCGTGTTTGGCCCTACCGCAGTCAAGTCAGACCTATTCAAAGCAATCGAGGAGAACAAGTGAAAGAAATAACTAAGCAGATTTTGGTAAGGGGCATTGGTCTTTTCTTTGCAACCTTCTTCGCAGGAACAGGTGTCGGCTCTATCGCTACTAACGGAGACTGGTGGCTAGGCTCAATCATCGGTGTAGGAACTGCCTTTGCAGCAGTCCTAACGATGCTTGGCGTGTCGCTAACTTGGCAGGGAAGCCTAGACTCTCAAGATGTTGCTAACGCCTTTCGGGCAGCGGTGGCTAAGTCGGCGGAAAGCAACGACTCACTCAAGGCAGCCCTAGAGGTCGAGAAAGACGGCGATTTTACTTTTGACGACATGGTTGATGACAATGACCCAGATTTGGCAGAAAACAAGTAAGCTAAAAGAGTTCATTGTTGCTCCAGCCCCCTGTCTAAATGGCAGGGGGTTTCACCTTTCGTGAGGGCTAGTTCCAGCCCAAATGCCATGCTTCTGTCCTGACTCAACCGCATAGCGGAAACACTCGGCTTTTATAGGACACTCGTTACATAGACGCTTAGCGATCAGCGTGGCGAGCTGTCGCTTCATAGGGTCGGGAATGTCCTCGGGATAGAACAACTCCGGGAAGTCCTCACACGCAACCCCACCTGCCTCATGGATAGCCCTGAGCAGGCGGTAATGCTTCTCGTCAAAATGACCCATCCGAGGAGTCTACAAAATAAAAGTCTGACCCTTGTGACAAACTCACGCTATGGAAATCTACGCACCTGAACAATTTGGAAACGGCACACTACTCGGAGTCTTCGAGGCAGGGTCAGAAGAATGGCACGAAGCTCGAAATCAGTCTGTGGGCGGTTCGGACATCTCGACAATCTGCGGACTCAATCCCTTTCAAAGCCCCTATCACCTGTGGGCAGTCAAGACAGGCAAGATACCCGGAACGATTGAGGAAAACTGGGCTATCAGATTTGGTAAAGCTTTTGAGGAGCCGATTCTAAAACTGTGGCAAGAGGAACATCCTGAGTTTGATGTTTTTCAGACCGGGACTTACCAAGACAATCTTCTTCCGTTCAGACACGCAAACCCTGACGCACTAGCTCGACACAAAGAGACAGGCGAGTGGATTGTGATTGAGGTGAAGACAGGTAGACAAACATGGGAGAGTGTCCCTGCTGGCTATGTCGCACAGGTGCAGCACTACCTAGACATTCTTGACCTAAAGCGAGCTGTGATTGTCGCAGTCGCAGGAATGACTTGGTATGACATCTGGGTAGACCGAGATGAGTTTGAGATTGAGACCCAGCGCCAGAGAGCGACAGAGTTTATGCAAAGAGTGTTCGCAGACCAGAAACCTGCTTGGGATGGCTCGGAATCTACTTACGAGGCGGTTCGTTACCAGCACCCACAGATTGAAGATACGGAGGTCGAGATTGACTCGCTGTTTCTACTGGCAAACGCACAAGAGGCTTACGACAAAGCTGCTGATGAATTGCGCTACTACAAGTCACAATGCCTAGACGCTATGGGCAAGTCAAAATACGCTTACATGGAGATTGACGGACAGAAAGTTCGCATCGCTACAAGACAGGCTAAAAAAGATGGACTACCTTATTTGATAGTTCACAAGAGAAAGGGAAAGTAATGCCGAGGTTCAACCTAGATGACTATGAGACAGTCGAACAGAGAATCAAAAGATTTTATGCTGACAATCCTGATGGACGCATTGTCACGCATAACCTCACCACGCCTACTGACCGCTCTGTGGCAACTTGGATTGTTCGTGCAGAGGTTTATCTATCCGCCGGCGATCAAGCAAACAGTCTCCCAAAAGCGACTGGTCTTGCTTTCGAAGTTGATGGCGGTGCAGGTGCAAATCAGACTTCAGCTCTTGAGAACGCAGAGACCTCAGCGATAGGTAGAGCTTTAGCCAATGCTGACTACTCAGGAAACAAGCGAGCAAGCCGAGAAGAAATGTCAAAGGTTGCCAGAGGTGATTGGCTAGAACAAGCTGCTACTCTTGGAACAATTGAGGAGCTTAGGGATTTATACACACAGGCAAGAGCAAACAATGCACCTGCCGAAGTCTTGGAAAGGCTAAAGGGTTATGCTGACCGATTTGCAGAAATCCAAAATTCAGGAGCTTCAAGAGGCGTATCTGATAGCTCGATACAGGGGAAGAAAACAAGAAACTGAGTTCTGGAATAAAGAACTAACAGACTTACTTTTAGGGGTGTTGAGTGATACAGGAAATCCAGAGACAACTAGCGGAACTGATACAGGAAAACCATAAGGGTTCGACTGCGCTATTTGAGGCTGAGAAGTCTTTAGCCGAAGCTGAATACGATTTAGACCTAGCCGAACAAAAGGCTTACATAAAAGCTCAGGGGACTGTCAGGGATCGAGAAGCGATTGCTCGACTAGAATCGGCAGACCTGAGATTAGCTAGAGACTTACGCAAGGCAGAGCTAAACCGAATCAAGCAAAAGGTTCGAGGCATTGAGACGGCATCTATGGTCTTAGCTACTCAGGCAAAGCTGTTAGGACAGGAATCAAGGCTCTAATTAGCCCTGTGAGGCGATTAGAGGGCTTTAGGGGTCGTTTGGCTATCTCTACCTGTCCCCGACACTTTTAGGGCGTTAGAGAGGCGTTTATGGTTAGCGACAGGGTAAGAAAACAGGTCGAAAAGAGAGACCCTGCCTGTTGGCATTGCGGTCAGACCGAGGACTTAGTAATCCACCATCGCCGTAACCGAGGCATGGGCGGATCAAAGCTCATAGACACAGTTCAGAACCTAATTCGAGTCTGCAATGACTACAACTCAAAGATGGAATCAGACCATCAGACCGCTGCCGAGGCTAGAGAGTTCGGACACAAACTTCAGTCATGGCGAGAAATGTCTGACCCTGTGTTTGACACGCCGAATCTGACTTGGTATAAATTGACCGAGGATGGTGACAGGGTAAAGACAGAAGCACCTAGTTATCTAATTTAGTAAGGGGAAACAATGGACATTGAACTGGTAGCAAAACAAATGCGTGAAGACGCACTCGCAAAAGAAAGTCACTGGGTTCGCAAGGTAGAGGAACTAAAAGCCCTGCAACGCAGAATCGAAGCTGAGGAAGCCGACAGGGCAGAGAAAGAAAGACAAGAAACTTACAAACTTTATTTCAACGCTGGTCGTTACTCTGGCGGTGCTAGAGACAAGACAGCGATTGAGGCTTGGAAGAAACTAAGCGTGTTGCTATGAGTCACGCCGAGACTGTTAGAGAGTTTTATCGCAGACAGGGTGAGGAAAGAGAAAGACAGCGCATCCTCAAACTGCTAGAAAAGCTAGTTCTTCACTACCCTGCCATTGACTACGACGATTTACTGAAGATGGTTCACAATGAAAATCGGCAGCCTGTTTAGCGGTTATGGCGGTTTGGATTTAGCCGTCTCAAAAGTCACAGGTGCAGAAGTCGCTTGGCATTGTGAGTGGGAAGATGCTCCATCTGCAATTTTAGAAAAGCACTTTCCAGGTGTGCCTAACTACAAAGATGTCACACAGGTTGATTTCACTAAAGTCGAGCCAGTAGACATCCTCACCGGAGGATTTCCCTGTCAGGACTTGTCACTAGCTGGCAAGAGGGCAGGGCTAAAAGAAGGAACAAGAAGCGGGCTGTGGTCGGAGTTCGCTAGAGCTATCGCCGAGATTCGACCAAGAATGGTAGTGATTGAAAATGTCAGAGGATTACTTAGCGCAACCGCAACCAACCCTGAGCTGGAACACTGCTCGTGGTGTATGGGAGAAAGTGGGGATGGCGAACCTGCTCTGCGAGCATTGGGAGCTGTTCTCGGAGACTTGGCCGACCTCGGGTACGATGCGAAATGGACAGGTGTTCGAGCTGCCGATGCAGGCGCACCGCACAACCGATTTAGGGTCTTTATTCTTGCCTACCCCAAACACAATGGATCACCTGCCAGCTAGAACTCCTGAGCAGAAAGCAGCTAACAAAGGCAAAGGCGGTTACGCAAATGTCAGAGAAACAGTTGTAAATGACTTGATGCCAACCCCTACTGCTCGTGATTACAAAGATGGAACAGCCGAACGAGAGCGTGATGGAGTTGTGCAAACTGATTCAGTAGCTAGGACAATCTTCAACAGCGGAGAAGTCTCTTCAACCAACTGGGGCAAGTTCGAACCTGCGATTAGACGCTGGGAAGAAGTCTTAGGCAGACCTGCTCCAGCTCCAACTAAGCCTGACGGAAAAGATGGCTCTCACAGTCTGTCTAGTGCCTTTACAGAGTGGATGATGGGTGTTCCTCAAGGTTGGATAACCGACTGCGGTTTGAGCCGTAATGACGAGCTGAAGGCTTGTGGCAATGGTGTAGTCCCTCAACAGGCAGAGCTGGCTTTGAGAATGTTGCTGGCGGGTCAAGAAATAACCCCAAACACTAACCAGGTGAATCTGCCAACTCCCACAGTTAGCGACATCTTCACAGACAAGTTAGCAAGCACCCAACAAAAGGAAGGTTCGATGCACTCTGTCACGCTGCCTCAAGCCGTCAAGATGGTAAGTGATACAATAGAAACAGGCAGACTGCGATGAACAGCCTGCCTGTAATACCGATAAAGCGACTATCGGCAGACCTAATTCTAGGCTCTTGCCGAGGATTAGGAACACTATGCCACTCATAAGAGGCCATCACGCCTTTGACGATCACTTCACTCAAATCCCAAATGACTGGGTAAGAGATAACCGACTAAGCCTCAAAGCTCGTGGTCTTTTGACGATGCTGATGAGTCACCGAGTTGGCTGGTCGCTTTCAATCAACTCAATCGCCAAAGAGTGCCAAGAAGGCAAAGACGCAATTAGAACCGCCATCGCAGAGCTAGAAAAGTTCAATTACCTAGAGCGCTCACAAGTCAATGAGTCAGGTCGCTATGGCGAGGCTATTTGGACTACTAAAGACCCAGAGGATTCTCCGTTGTCGGAAAAGCCGTTAGCGGATAATCCGACCCCTAAGAATACTATTTATAAAGAAGAACATGTTAAGAACACTATTAGTGAGTTGGAAATTCAATTCAATGAGTTCTGGAACGAGTATCCGAGGAAGATAGACCGAGCGGCAGCAATTAGGGCGTTCAAGTCTGCCCTCAAAAGAGCAAAGTTTGAGGAGCTTTTGGCAGGGGCTATTGCCTACCGCAACGATCCGACTCGCAAGCCTGAATACACAAAGTATCCAGCCACCTGGCTAAATGCCGATTCTTGGGAAAATGCCGCAACACTTCCAGAGGTCAAGGCGGCAAGCGAAGCTCGCAGGGCAAAAGAAAAAGCGCAGTCAGATGCCTACCTGCGTGAGATGGAAGAAATAGCCAAACAAGCTGTCCCACTAACACCTGAGCTAAGAAAAAAGCTAGGCTTATAGTGTGGAGAAAACTTGCCCTAGATGCGGAATCGTGTGGGAAATAAACACGACCCGAAAAGCACCGGACACTTGCGGTTCTTGCAGGGCAAGGAAACAAACAAAAATAGGTGACTGTCTGATTTGGCAAGGAAACTATGCCGAAGATTTAGTCACCCCAATAAACGAAGATGGTGAGCTAGTAATCAAAGGTGTCCCTACCTGTGGACATAATGATTGCGTCAATAGTGACCACAGAAAGGCAACACAATGAAGGTAAAAGCAGAACTAGAAGTAGCTCGCCTGATCGCTGGCTATGGCTTCAAAGGCGTAGAAAAGCGCAAAGGCAAAGACGGCAAAGAGATTTCCGTTTGGGTCACAGTTTGGACTGACTCACAGGTCAGAGAAGGTGAAATTGTCGAGGTCACAGGAGACATCAGCGTCAAGCTAGAGAGCTTCACCGGGCGTGACAACCAGCCAAAACAAACCGCTGCAATTCACATCAACAACGCTCAGGTAAAGAAAAGCGAAGCTCCGTTCTAAACTAGAGGGGTGATTACTCTCGATGTCTATGGCAGACCTACCCCACAAGGGTCGAAGCGTGTCTTCAATGGACGCATAGTCGAGGCGCAATCAGCCAACCTAAAGAAGTGGCGAGCGGCTATCGAAGAAGCCTGCCAACCATACGCAAATCAGAACATCCATCTCGGCCCTATCAGGCTAGAGGTGGATTTCTTTTTAGAGCGACCTAAAACAGTCAAGGTCACAGACCGAGCGCTTCCAATCGTCCCTCCAGACCTAGATAAGCTCCTGCGAGGCGTAGGGGACGGCATAGGGCAATCAGGGGTCATTTGGGGCGATGACTCGCAGATAGTCGAGATTTCAGCCCGAAAGTTCTATGCCGATGACCGAGAAACCGGCGCAGTTATAAGGATTTTGCCTTTATAACGGACTTTATAACGCTTTTATAACGACACGAGTTTTGACCTTTACCCTGACCCCCACCTGTTCTAACCTGTATTCAACAGGGAAGAAAGGAACCCTAAATGCAAGCAAGAATCGGACAGGTCACCATTGAGCCTCGTAACACTTTGAATGGGACATACACAAACAAAGACGGAAGCAAGGTCTTTGTGGCTGAAGATAACTGGCTAGTTTGTGCAGATGGTTTTACAAAAAGAACTGACTGGAATTACTTCGGAAAACTTTTCGTCAATGGTGAGCTGGTAGACGCTGAGTATGAAATCAGCGAGCGCAGACTAAACCAATGGTTTTCGGTAAAGGTGGGGGCGTAAGCCCTCACCCGGAAGGGGAGATAAATGGACAATCAAACACTAATAGACCTAGCACTAGCTCTAGCAGTCTTCTTGGGTGCAGTTGCAATCATGAGCATCCCAAGCAAGAAGGGCAAGAAATGACAACCGACCAAATCAAGCAAGAGCTGTTTATGAAGCTCGACCTATTGGAGATGACGCAATTCAGCCGAGGCTTTGAGAGAGCGCTAAACGCAATCGAGGAGCTATCAGACGCAGCACACAATAAAGGAAATCCAGCGCTCGCCGAAACCCTGCGCTGGGCAGTCAGAGAAGTATTAGGAGAGAACAATGACAATTAGACAAGTGTTTAGAGAAATCAAGTATTGGATTGGAGACCGCCTTTTCAACTACGAACTAGACGAGGCTTTCCGTCATGGCATGCAAGAGGGCGCACAGTATGCAACCACTTGGATCACGATGAGGGTCGAGATAAACAAAGACCGAATCAAGATGTCTAAGACCCAGGTGGCAGGGTATGAGAAAGCCCTAGAGGTCATCAAAGACGAGCGCAAAGAGATTGCTCTAAGAACCGGGGCAAAGCTGTGAAAATCGTCTTATGGACAAAAAACAACTGTGTTCAATGCCATCAAACCGCTAGAGAGTTCGATAAGCGAGGCATTCTTTACACAATTCGCAGACTTGACCGCTCGCCAAAAGCTGTCCAGCGATTTCAAGAGCTAGGACTAATAGCAGCACCCATTGTCGAAACAGATGATCGTCGCTGGTCAGGATTTCGCCTAGACAAAATCAAGTCACTTGAATACCACCTAAAAACCGAAAGAGCGCATGGGGTCAATGTTCCCCTAGAGCCAATCAAACAAGTAGCAGATGAGGTAGAAGATGAGTAACGAAGATTACCAACGAGGCGTTCAAGACGAGCGAGAGCGGATCATCAAGCACCTAGAAGCCACCAAACACCACGGCTATCCAAACATTCAGGTGAGGCTGCTATTCGAGGAGCTGAACTGGTTTATGAATAAAGAAGGGGAAAACAATGAGTAATGCAGAAATTAGCGACACAATCTATCGAGCCACGATGGTTGCCTACGAAGTGGGGATAAAAGAGGGGCGGACACAGGGTAGAAAGCTTGAGAGAGAACACCTGCTCAAAGCCTTAGACTTGAACTCAACCTTCAATGACATAGGGCGCTATGTCTACCTAGATGATTTTATGGATGGACTAAGGGAATTAGATGAGCAAGAGACAAGGGTGTCCTGATGTCATCACTATCGGTATCCAGAAGTTCAAGGTTATCCAGCTATCAAAAGAGCAAGACCCTCTACTCTCCGATTCAAATTACGGTTACACACAAGACACCAGAAATTGCATCGTCATTGACCGAAATCTTGATGAGACAAAAAAGAGAGTCACAGTCTTTCATGAGCTACTTCACGCCTGCCGCTTTGTCTTTGATAACTCGCCGCCGGACAAGAAGACTTCTTACGAGGAGTGGGAGCATCACTTCATTGGTGTTTGGGAAAACTCAGTCCTCTTGGTCTTACAACAGAACCCGGAGCTGACAACATGGCTACTAGAAGACAAGTAAGAGCGTTCGCTGACTTCAAGCAAGCCGCTGCCCTACTGCGTGACCCGAATCTAGTTTGGTCAGCAGACTTAGACAGTATCCGAGAAGACCTAGCAGATTACCTAGAGGTTGCCCTAGTTGATGACACTTGGCAATCTCCTACCCTGCAACGGATCGTGCAAGCCCTTATCTCCGAGGAGAATGATTTATCACTATGACCGAGATGCCAGAAACACCAGATGAGCTATTCGCAAGATGGAAGTTCCAAGACGGCTTCCGAGAGTTAGCGATAGAGCTGATGACGGCAGGGGCGAACTTAGGCGCACTAGCCCTAGCCCGAAACATACTTGCTGCACAAATCCTGAACGGAAATCGGACACTCCGAACCGATGAACTAACTAAACTAATAGAGTCAGTCAAGATTGAAATAAGAGCTGAAGCTGAGAAGGGGATTGCAAATGCTAGAGGGCTTGGAACCGACTAAAAACTACCGATGCAAGGTCAGAGACACTGCAAAGGGACTAGAACAAAAAGACTCAAAGATTTTCCTCGAAGCTGTTTCTGATTCTGAAAAGTGGTCAGACAAGGGTCTTTCTGTTGCCCTAGCAGTCAGGGGAGTAAAAATCTCTAATGAGGCTATTGGAAGGCATCGCAGAAAATTCTGCGCCTGTTACCGATAATGCTCGACAACCTACAACCTGCGCCGAAGATTACAGCGCAACCGAACTTTAGACCGGGCATTGAGTTTGACGGCTCACTAGGAACCGCAACCACTCCGGGCTACACCAAAGAGCCAGAGAACTTTGACGAGTTCCTTGTGTCGGCAGGATTCGACCCTGAGACTATCGAGGTTATTCCACCGATCAAGACATCACGCTGGCAACAGCGAGAAGATGGCGAGTGGCTTACCAGTTATCGCTTTACCTTTAGACGCAAGACTGCCTCTATTGACCTGCCTCTGTTATTGCAAGAGGGCAGGAAGAAAGTAAAACTCAAACCAATCACCTCTGAGCCAAAAGCCCTAGTGATTCTTTGGTCTGACCTACAAGTCGGAAAGGTTGATTATCGAGGCAACTCTCAGTCACTAATTGAGCGAGTCGCACTTATGCAACAGCGCCTAATAGACCTAGTGAAGAAAGACAAGCCCGAAAAGATTATCTTTGCCGACTTAGGTGACACGATTGAGAACTTCAATAACGCTGCGCCAATGCAACAGCTTCAGTCAAACGACCTATCCATCATGGAGCAGGTAGACCTAGCCACAACCTTTGCATGGCAGACCTTGAAGATGCTTTACGAGTATGTCCCGGACATCACTTACGCATCAGTCGGCTCTAACCATTGCCAATGGCGCTCAGGGCGTGAGGCAATCGGCAAGGCAACCGATGACTGGGGAGTGTTTATCGGCAGGCAGTTAGCTCGCCTTAGCTCCGAGGCAGGGTTGAAAATAAAATTCCTAGAGCCACAGACTCACGATGAATCCCTAGCACTAGATGTATTCAATGACGGCTTTCACATTCTCGGTATCGTTCATGGACACCAAGCCAAGCGACCCGACATGATGGCAACATGGTGGAGACAACAAGCCTTCGGCAGACAGCCTGTCGCTGACGCATCAGTCCTAGTGCATGGTCACTGGCATCACCTAAGAGTCACCGAATTAGGATCAACCCCACGAGGAACCTCACGCTTCCTAATCATGGCTCCAACTATGGATAACGGCTCAGGATGGTGGAAGAAGATGACAGGCGAGGATTCAATCCCCGGTCTTGCGGTCTTTACTTTAGAAAAGGGCGTGGACTTCACAGGAACTGTGAGGAAGCTGTGATTCAGGGACAGAACTGGGTAGTGCATGTCGGCAACAATTTGGACATTCTTCCTACCCTGCCTGATAACTCAGTAGATAGCATCGTTACCGACCCACCCTATGAACTTGGCTTTATGGGCAAGAAATGGGACTCATCGGGAATTGCTTACTCAGTC